AATGCTTCTTTTTCTTTTTCTTCATGTGACATTTCTTTTGTCATCATTTCTTTCATTTTGTCGTAAGTGGCTTTGACCATTTCAACAGGCATGTCTTTCATTTCTGTTTCCATGTCTTTCATTGCTTTAATCATTTCCATTTTAGACATTTCATGTACACCTTCATCTGTTTCTTCTTTTTCAGAAATAGTTTCTTGGTCATCTGTCATTTCAAGCTCATCTCCAGCTGCTAAAGGTTTAGCAACTTTCTTTTCGCCATCATTTGGTGTGTCCATAGAATCAGGTTTACCTTCTTTTTTCTGAGCAGCATCACCAGATGCCTCTTTCGCTTTTTTACCAGCTTGAGTGCCTGGGCCAGACTTATCAGTAGGTGATGTTACAGCAGGGCCCATATCTTGTATCTCCCCACCAGGTGTAACACTTGAAGCATCAGAAGCTTTTAGTGCAGGTTCCGCAGGTGCGGCACCTTTCTTTGGAGCGTCAGCCGATTGCTCTTCGAGCT